AATACAGCAGGGTGCGGCAAATATCAACAGTACATTTACACAGATTGCAAATGGCATATTGAGCACAGATGTCACTGTGAATCTAAACACTGTATTCAGCACCACTACAACCGCACAGAAAACTGTGAGAGGGATTGCAAATATCACATCCGCAGGTGGTTTTGTAATGGCCATCGCAGCCATCAGAAATGGCGAAATAATTATGGTCACGCAGACCAACATTGTGACATCAGCGGACAGACGTCGCAACACTGGTGCTAACTTTACTAATTCTTTCACTGTGAACATATTGGCTGGTGTACTAGCCGTTGCCAACAGTGTGCAGAACACACAGTTTGCTATCATTGCCACTGTGTCCAAATTAAGACTGGATGACATTGTGCTGTATATCAAAACAGAATCCAGAACACACCACATAAATAATGAACAGAGATCCTATGCCTTGAGACAGGAAAATAGGCTCTATACCATAGAGGAATAACATATGAGCATCAATAGAGGCGGATTTATAGAAACTGCCAACGGCGTACAAATTTCCAAAGATCCAGTGGCCAGTTTGACCTACACATTGGATTGGACCAATTGGTTGGAATCAGGACAAACCATCACTGCTGCCAATTTCACAGTGGCAGCCAGACGCAACGATCCCACACCACCCACCATAGTCACACAGGGCATACAGTCAGGTGTGAGAACCTATGTGCAACTGAGTGGCGGTCAAGAGGACAAACTGTACCTAGTGAGCTGTCAAGTGACCACCAGCACAGGCACTGTGGACAAACGAGCATTTCGTATGCTGGTAGAAACAAGATTGGCCTAGTATGCGATTGGATCAAAAGAAATTGGACAGTTTGACCAAAGAGATCTATCTGATCAAAAACAATCATCTGCGTCATATGGATGAACGCATCCAGGGTTTAGATGCAAAAATTGAAAAAATGGACCAAAGACTATGGGCCATACTGATCATATTGATTGGATCAGTTCTGATAGGTATGCTCAAATAGACCCCATAAGTACAGGCATGAACAAACGCAAATTGAGTGCCCGTGCTCAACAACGCAAGATCACAGAATTGGCCACTGTGAGATATTCCAAAATCAATGATAGCTTTCCTCTGATACTGCGCCGTATCAAACACAAGAAAAAACGCTGTGAAGACTGTCCAAAAACTGTGAAGGATCGCAGATTGGAAGCCACCTGTGTGTTTAAACCTATGAGACACTGGCTGATCAAATGCACCAAATGTGATTTGTATTTGGATAGACACACTGGCAAATACACCATGGATTGGCATCAAGCTCACAACCGTGCAATCTCTGACTCAGGCTATTGGCACAGTGATGAATATCGTAATCAGATGGAAATGCGTGAAATTAGACGTCTTGAATTGGCACGTGCCGCCAGAAAGCGATGCAGTGATCGTAAAAAATTACTCACAAATCAGCTGATTCACAAAGATTCAGATAAATAATCATACGTTAGAGCTGTGATGAGTTAGTGGTAAGGCTGTCACCTCCCCTTAATTCTCCTACACAGTGAAGCTGAATAAAGACAACTTTTATTCTTGGAAGAGTGCGATACTTGACTGTTGACCGCTATGACGCCCTGAATGAATACTTGCTTTTTATTCAGTAAGTTTAGTTTTGATTAAACTTCCCTTGTTTAATCTTTCCTTTGCCATACGTTTCCTATATATCACTGTGGAACACAGCTCAACGCCTTTGACCAAAATCCCAAGAACCAAGATTGACCACTGCCAAACTGCTCTGAGCTATATAATTGCATAAATACAATTTATAGGCAAACAGGCACTTCATACATTCAGGCACAACCCAACACACAAAGAGTTTAGATCACCCTCTGATTGATCAGCTATGGTTGTACAGCGACACAGTTAAGCTAGGACTGTCAAAACAAATGAGCAGTGATGCAGAACGATTTTGGAAACTTTTGTCGTTCTGGTTCGCACACTGGTAGTGTCAACTCACCTGACTGTGTGTGAATGGAAGTGGTCTTCCTCCCCAGGTTGGTAGCATATGCAAACCCTCTACCATAATAGATTGATGTCGTGAGTCTCAATGAGAACTGTTTGGTATTATTTTACTAAAAGTTCTCCGTGGCTGACAAGCAAGTGTTTAATCATTCAAAAGAAATTCACAAAACGAACTTCTTGTAAAGAAGTGAGTAATACGAGCGTCTAGCTCGTATTCCATCTATCACACACAGTCACAATGCACCACTGTGCAACGAGCTCTCTATAAATATTCAGCACTCACTGTCGCACATGATGCGGGGTAGTTTCTTGCCATTCTACCTTCCACAGTGAGTGTGTAAAACATATGACACATCAATTTCTCTCATTGACAAGATGTCACAGACCAGTTATAATAACAGTATGACCACAACACAGTTGATACACAGCGATAATCTTGCATATCTACAACAGCAATCCTCAGAGATTTATGATATGGTGCTGACCAGTCCTCCCTATAACATCAATATTCCTTATGATCAATACTCAGATAATAAATCAGTCACAGACTATTGCACACACGTGGAATCTGTGCTGACAGAAAGTTTTCGTTGCCTTAAAACAGGCGGCAGGATAGCTGTAAATGTGATGCCCAATAGTCAACTGAATCTACCCACACACAGTCGCATCACTGCACTGCTGGAGAGATTGGGTGCTGTGTGGATCACAGAAATCATTTGGGACAAAGGTGGCGTGAATCGTTGGTTTCCACGTGGCACCTATGGATCAGCAGTAAAACCTTGGTTTCAACACAGTTTTGAATATGTGGTGGTGTTGGGCAAAGGCACCACACGTCGTGAAGCACCTTGCAAGGGTGATCTCACCAACAAAGAATACACAGAATGGACCACACCCTTGTGGAGATTGAGACCAGAACAACAGATGAAAAGTTTGGGTCATCCAGCGGTGTTTCCCCAACCTTTGGTGATGAGGTTATTAAAATTGTTCAGTTGGCCAGGAGATCACGTGGTGGATCCTTGGGGAGGCACAGGCACCACTGCACTGGTGGCCCAGCAACTGAATCGCAGTGCTACCAGCATAGAACAAAGTCTGCAGTATCATCAGACAGCACAGGCAAGAGTGAACAAAGAAACGGTGTGGCAGGATCTATTTGAAACTTCAGAGTCAAACACACAACCCATTGACAAATTGTTTGACTAAATAATCATACTCAAACATCAGAGGCGATCGCAACATAAGCGAATCAAACAATTATGGTCAAAGACGCAGATACTATTCATACTCCTGGCAAAACAGGACCCAAACCCAAACAACTGGAACCCTTTGAAAAGATGGGTATTGCTGTGGGTCGTGATAATCTGGTGATTGATCCTTTGGACATCCAAAAACTTGCCGCTTTGGGGTGCAATTTAAAAGAGATTTCAGACTTCTTTGGTGCCAAACCAGACACCATCAAACGCAATTTTGCGGATTATATACAAAAAGGACAATCAGAACTGCATATCAGCTTAAGACGTGCCATGATCACCAATGCCACACAGAACATGAATGCCACCATACAGATTTGGTTATCCAAAAATATGCTGGGCATGAAAGATGACCCCACTCAGACAGATGATCAGAAACCTCTGCCGTGGATTGAAACTAAAAAACCACAGGAAGCTGAAGCTGTAATTGGCAAAACAAGTGATTTACAAATCATCATATAGGTGTTAGTATGAATAACAAACTAGGAGCAACAATGCCAACAAAAACAGCCATAAAAACAGCAATCAAAGAGATTGTTAAAAATACGCCCACCAGATCCAAACCATCTCAATTAGAACTCGCAATCAACGCAGAATGTGACAGTGGTCACAGTGACAGAGACATCATAGCCACAGTGATTCATTTGCTCACACTGTATCGTCATCACAATCCCAACTCATAATTTTATGAACACAGCAATCAGCGAATATCAATCCACAGTGGACAGTATTCTGCCCACCATACAAGCCATTAAAAACATCAAACTGAAGTATGGCCAAAACTGGCCCACAGATTCTGCAGAGCACTTGGATCTATGGAAAAATTATTTGCACCAACTGAGTGGTGACACCATGACCCGTCTGGTGGAAATGATGTCAGACATAATGATACAAAGACCAGACTTGTTGAATGACAAATTCAAAGACTATATCAAAGGTTGTGCTGAAATCATAGCCAATCATCAGCAGTCACCCAAGATGAATGTGAAAGGCACTCGTGTATTGGACAATGTGTTGGACACAGACAAACACAGTCACAAGGACAGAACTCATAAAAAATGGATGTTTGTGTTCATTGTGGAATTGCATGATTTTTTTGTGCAGATTAACAATGACAATTATTACAACAAAATACAACAACAAACTGTGTTTAGAAAGTTATTTGAATTGAAACATGGTAATCAAAAAGACTAGAATACCCTATCAGGCCAACAGTACAGAGCGTATGGCCAGAGATCTCAATCACTGTGACAATTGCGGTCATCTCAAACATTGTGACACACATCTCTGGGGCACACAGCTGGGAGGAGATTTGGTTACCACTTACACTAAATTCATGCCCAACTACTATATGATCTGTTTCACTTGTCAATGTGTCAAATGCAAAGGTTCACAATGAAACACAGACACCTCAGCATGAGAGAATGTCACAAAGTGTTGGATTGGTATCAATCCAAATATCGCACCCTGTGGTGCATAGAATATCCAGAAGTGCATTGGCCAGAAAGATTGGATTGGTGTCTGTTGGCAGAAGCAGAGCTGTCACTGAGAAGCAGATTGAATCACACAGACAATCATTACACAGCACATCAACTGTGGCAACAGTCTGAACAGAATCGTCGCAAATTAGTGATCACAGACTACTATCTGATTGAGTGGCCTTCAGACTCATTCAATCTAGCACCAGAACACTTGTACCTATGGTTGCTGTTGAATTGGGTGGTAAATAAAAGGCATCCATCATGATCAGACTGCTGTACTACATCAACCATAAAATCACACAATATCTGTGGCGCCATGAGCAAAAGCGTCGCCAATCACGCCATAAAAAATAATCCTTCAGAATCAATGGGTTAGCAATCACCCGCTTGTATTGCGGATTCTTTGGTATTGATTTATTGGTATTGGTGGTGCTATACTGATAGTATAACAACAGTAGGAGAATGTATGGGACAGGCAAAGAGAAGAGGCACATACGAAGACAGAGTGAAGCAGGCAGATCAATCAATGACTTTTCAACACAAAGGCATTGATTTATTTTTTAAAAACATCAGCACAGAAGATTTATATCATTTAGCAGGCGTTCTGAATTCGTTGAAGCTAACAATGAACGGGCACATTTTAGTTTGGAAATCAAACCTAAAGTATAATGCTGTCACGTGTTTCTACCCAGAAACTTCAGACAATATGAAAAAAATCTTAAACGGTCTGAATCAGAATAGAATGTTAGGCGAGGATTTAGCCAGAATTCATAATGAAGAAAAAAATACTGATATCATATATGAGGGCAGTGAATTTTACCTTACAAATTTTGATAACAAAGATCAGATAAAAATTTTTACAAAAGAAATTAACAAAATTAAGGAGACCGCACAATGAAAAAATTAATGATTCGTAGATTGATTAAAGATTTAAGATGTCAAAATTTTACCTGGAAACAAATAAAAGCCGTATTGTCTTGCTTAGAAGAAGGCCCTTATAATGAAGAGTGGTTTAAGTCCGCACAATAACCCACTGAAAATCAACACCTATTTGTTACCAATTTAGGTTGATTTATTGGTAAGGGTGGTGCTATACTGATAGTATGAAAATAAAAAGAAAACTAAGAACAAAAGACTATCTGACCAGCACTACCAAAAGAGCTGGCATTGTGATTAGAAACCAAACTGAACAAAATTTTGTAGATAAAGTGCGTGAATGTCATCAATACCTTAACACACATTTAGAGTTGAATACCACATTAAACATTGAAAGACATCTGGCCTGGGGCAGAGACACTTGGTATGCTGGTTATTATTGTCAGTCAGATAATTTGGTAAACATTAATTTTGAAAGACTGTATGGATTTGAATTAAAAGATATATTAAGAGTATTGTGTCACGAAATGAGACACGGATTACAGCACGCCAAAGGTTGGTTTGGTGATCCAAATTCAGATAGATTTAGAACTGTGTCTTACAGAAGCAAAGGAAGAATAGAGTCAGACTATTGGAAGGGCAAACGGTATGATAGATGGGCTTACAAAGATTGTCCTTGGGAAACAGATGCTAGAGCATATGAACAGCCATATTATAATCTTTTAACCAAAGCAAATCTTATCACAAAAGAGCAAGGGCAAATGTCTATGCCTGGTGACAAACATCAACGCATAGATCATTCAGAATACGAAACTTTGATTCGCAAAAAATACAACAGAGATGACACTCAACGATTTGTTGCTTATGAAGATTCTAGCATTGTTAGAAAACAAAAATCAGCATTGATTCACAGCAAATATGAGAAATTGTTTAAAGCATATGGTTATTCTTTTAACACAGAAACTAATAATTGGTTTAGTAAAAAATCACACACAGCCGCACAAGCCAAACAATTTAACAAATTGTGGGCACAATACAAAAAAGAAGACAAACACAAACAGAGAAAAGATGGTTGCGTGGTTGTGGGGGTGTCAGAACTTCCTAAAGAATATACCAGATGGAATCAGAAGTCTTTTGACTATTATTACGCCAATGAAGATAAATTTGTTAATAATTTTATACCATATCCCAAATACAATCTAACATTTAGGGACTTAACTTGCTAACAATAACCCATTGAAATCAAACACCTATTTTGGTAAGAAATTGGTTGATTTTTTGGTAATCAGGTGTTAATATAATAGTATAAACAACAACAATAAGGAAAAACAAAATGGCACAAACAAAACAAAAAAAACCAAGTGTGGCAGACATATTGGCAGACCCAATATTCAAGCCATCACTAAAAGAACGATTAGAAGTGGTTGCTAATCACAGAATAGATGCTCGTGATTTTATACGAGATGTGATAGAAGGTATCTACAAAAGTGCAATAATTTTTGGTAACCCTGGCACAGGCAAAACCACATTGGTCCAATCAGCATTGGAAGAATATGGGCTGGTGAAAGGCAAAGATTATCTTGTGGCTAGATCACACATCACACCCACGCAATTATATATTGCTCTGTATTATACCAGAAGAAAAGGTCAATTTCTTGTGATGGACGACTGTGACACTATCTTAACGTCTGAAATAGGCTTGAATATGTTAAAAGCCGCCACAGATCAAACATTTCGCGAGATGAGATATGACAGTAATTATAATTTGTCTGGCGGGTTAGAATCTATACCCAACAATTTTGAGTATAATGGCACTGTGATTATCACAACCAATATTTTACCACAGACAGGCAAAAGCAGAATGGCCCAGCATATGGACGCCATAAGATCTCGTTGTGTGCCGTTTGCACTGCATTCCAAAAATAATATGGACGCCTACGCACATCTGTTTCATATGGTGTATGAAAACGATATGTTAAAAGTAGAATTTCCAAATCTAGATTGGAACAAAAAGGTAACACTGTTAAAATTTGTTCTTAACAATATAGACAGCATAAGGAAATTAGATCTGCGTAAACCAGGTCATATCATAAGAACAATGTTGAAGCACCCTGACTCTTGGGAACGCAAAGCATTGAACATATTGAAAACAGCATAATGGTTAAAAACATTAGATTTGCCACAGTCCAGGACTATCTGGACTGTGACAATGTTAGACGCACTGCTGTTTGGGCTTGGCCAGAATCTCAGAGAAACACCCCAGAATATAGAAAAATGTTGCGTGAAAAACGTTGGGGCGTTAATTATGTAAGATTACCAAAAAATAATGCAAGAAAAATTAGGAGTAAAATTTTACACCCTGATGGTCGTTGGTCCAAAGAAGCAAGAATTAAACACAGTGAATGTGTAAAAAATTACTGGTCTAATGCAAATTATAAAAAGAAAATATTAGAACAAAGAAATAGTCCTGAGTATAAAAAAATGCTTTCAGATCGCATAAGACAAAAACAAAAAATGAATAAAGAACCCGCACAATAATTTGGTAATCTAACAGATTGACCTTTGTGAGACCGTGTAGTAATATATAAACAACAACCAGGAGAACCAAATGTATCAAGCACAAGCCGTATTAAAGACACCCACCCAAGACCAATTCAACCCAGCAGGTTTTGCCATTGAGGTAGAACTCACACCTGTGACAGATGAGGTCACTGAGGCTTCTATGAGCCGTATGTATGAGATAATCAATCAGGGCCGTTGTGATGGCTTTATCATTGATTTAGGCGACAACAAAAAGAAACACATTATTAAAAGTTAGATGAGCCAACCACAGCAGTTCTCCTACGCAGAATGGTTGTACCATATGGACGGTGGTGACGCAGTGTATAGTTCAATTGAATTGTGGGCCAATCAGAAACAATATCGTTTGCCCACTGAGCACAAAGCACCGTTAAACCCCCAATCAATTCACACAGAAAAGAATCAATCTTAAGCACTGTTTCATCAGGTCCATATAAATACAGCATATGGAAAACAAATTCAAATACGCCAGAACACCCACCAGCAAAAGAAGATGTCTTCATCTAAGACGTTTTCAGGACCCTGTACAGCACGACAAATACTATGCCTACCTCAAACACAAAGCACAAGCCGCACACAGACAAGAGCCACATCGCTTGAGCTGGGCACAATGGGAAATATTATGGTCTGATTCACTGTGGAGCCGCAGAGGGCGTGGACCCCGCAGCCTTAGACTCACACAAAAGAATCCCAAATTGGGTTGGAGTTTGAAGAACTGTGAAGTGGTGGAACACGGCACACATATGAGCAAAATTAATCTAGCAAGAACTGAGGCAAAGAAACAGAATGCTGGATCCATTTGATCAACTGAATCGTCACACAGACGAACTGCTGGCACAGAAGCAGATGCTGTTGGTATTGGCAGACAGTCACAACAGATTGAATGCACAATTGAATGTGATAAAAGAACAACACGATCGTCTGATCACTTCTTTAAACACGCTCACAGAACATCTTGTTAAAAGTGATAGAAAATTTAAAATAATGCCAAATGATCCTCAGTAAAACACAACAACAGGTAGCAGATTCCAAAAAACGATTCAAGCTGGTCACAGCAGGTCGTCGTTGGGGCAAGACCTTCTTAAGCATCAGAGAGATTGCCTATCAGGCCAGAGAACCCAACAAACTAATATGGTATGTGACCAGTTCCTATCGTGCTGCCAAAATGATTGTGTGGAAAGAATTAAAAAACAGACTGTTGGATCTCAGATGGGTACACAAGATTAATGAATCTGAACTGAGTGTGAGCTTAAAAAATGGCAGTCTAATCTGTCTCAAAGGTTCTGAAAATGCTCAGCAGTTGAGAGGAATTTCTCTTACCTATTGTGTGATAGATGAAGCCGCACAGGTGCATCCAGATGTTTGGATGGAAGTGATCAGACCAGCACTGGCAGACCAACAAGGAGGAGCACTGTTTATTACCACTCCATTGGGCAAAAGCAATTGGACCTATGAATTGTTTCAACAGGCACGACTGTTGCCAGATCTTTGGGATGCCTATCAATTCAGCACATTGGAAGGTGGATTTGTGACCGCAGCAGAAATAGAGAGTGCCAAACAAGACATGAGTGAGCGTCAATTTAGACAGGAGTTTTTGGCCACTTGGGAAGATGCTGCCAGCAGAATAGCTTGGGCATTTGACAGAGAGAAAAATCACAAAGAACTAATCAACCCAAACACTGCACAATTAGAAGTGGGTATGGATTTTAACGTTCAACCTATGTGTGCTGTGATTATGGTGCGTGAAAAAAATATATTGTATGTGATAGATGAAATACAAATACCCAATTCAAACACACAAGAAATGGCCAATGAATTGAGGATCCGTTATCCTTTAAGTCAGATCACAGTTTATCCTGATCCTTCAGGGTCGTCTAGACGTTCATCTGCCAATGGACTCACAGATCATACCATACTGCAGAATGCTGGATTTATTGTGCGGGCACCACGCAAACACGATGCTGTAAGAGACAGAATCAATGCCACCAATGCCAGATTCTGTTCAGCAGACGGTGTAAGGCACTTGTTTATCAGCAAAAAGGTTAAATATGTGATAGATTCTTTGGAAAAGTATACCTACAAAGAAAGCACCCAACAGCCTGACAAAGACTCAGGACACGACCATATGTTTGATGCTCTCAGTTATGCAGTGGCCTATATGTTTCCTCTGAAAAGAGACCAAGATTCAACCAATCAAAAACCACGCTGGTGGAGACATCAAGTGGAACAACAATAGAAGGACTCAACTATGCTGTCATCAGAACAAATTATTCTACAAGTAAATAAAGTAACCGCAGGTAACCTTACCTACATCACATATCAACCCAGATGGAAGGCGCTGTTGGACGCATATTTGGGCGGTGCAGAATACCGCAAAGGCAAATACCTAACCAAGTATCAATTGGAGACTGCACAAGAATATGGTGCTAGATTGGACAACACTCCATTGGAGAATCATTGCCAAAGCATAGTGAGTGTGTACAAATCATTTTTATTTAGAAAAGAACCTCAGAGAGATTTTGGCAGCATTGAAGGTATGCCAGAATTGGAAGATTTTATTGCAGATGCAGACATGGATGGTCGCAGTCTCAATGCTTTTATGAAAGATGTGGCCACTTGGAGTTCAGTGTTTGGTCATTGTTTTATATTGGTGAGCAAACCCAACGTGGGAGCAGTCACTCGTGCTGAAGAACAGCAAGTGGGTGCCAGACCTTATGTGAGTCTATTAACACCATTGGTGGTGCTGGATTGGTATTTCAAACGTGAAGCCACAGGCAGATACACCTTGGACTATTTTAGATACATTGAAGAGATCAACGAAAACATTATCACTGTGAAAGAATGGAACAGACAGGTGATCAAGACCACCATAGTAGATGATGACAAAAAAGAAATCATTGAAAGCCAAGAAGAAGTGAATGGTTTGGGAGAGATACCAGTGGTGATTGCCTACAATCAAAGAAGCACTGTGAGAGGACTGGGAGTGTCAGACCTCACAGACATAGCTGATCTACAAAAATTTATCTACAATGCCACATCAGAAGCAGTGGAGAGTTTGAGAATGGATTCACATCCTAGTCTAGTAGCCACACCAGAAACCCGCGTGGGCACAGGTGCTGGATCGCTGATACTGATGCCAGAAAATTTGGATCCAGGATTGAAACCATACATATTGCAGAACACAGGTGCCAATGTGGATATGATCTACAAAAGCATACAACACACAGTGGCAGCCATAGACAAGATTGCCAACACAGGCGCAGTTCGTGCAACAGAAAGTCGTACCCTAAGTGGTGTGGCTATGCAAGTGGAGTTTGAACTTTTGGCAGCCAAACTGAGTGAAAAGGCAGACAACCTTGAATTGGCAGAAGAACATCTGTTTGAATTTTGGTGCAAGTACATGGGCACAAAATGGAATGGTTCTATTGACTATCCAGAAGAATTCAATGTGAAAGACACTGGTGCTGAAATACAATATCTTAAAACAGCCAGTGACATACAGAGTCAAGACCCAGAAGTTAGATTGGGCATTGATGCAAGATTGAAGAAATGGTTGGAAATGGACACAGAAGATGCTCTGACAGAATCCAGCACACCAGAAGAAAGCATTCAACAAAAAATAATGTCAGGAGATTCTGATGCCAAAATTATTGCTGAAGGTATCACACCAGATGCATTGTTGGCAGCCAAACAAGACCTGTTGGATGTGGAAGATCAATCTTAAACACAAAAGAACTGTATGATTTGCGCCAAGTGTGAACTGGAAAACACCACCCTGCATTGGATGGAAACTGCCACAGGTTTTGTGTGCATAGGTTGTGCCACAGGCAGAAGAACAGAACAATCCAAACTGGACAAACGATTTGCAGATCTCAACATACAAACACATTCAAAATCAAAACTATTGGGCACCATAACCAAAGTGATCATAGACTAATGTACCTCAACGCCAACATACCTCTAATAGAGTGCTATGTGAGAGGCAATCATCTCAGAGATCAACAGGACTCACACGACAAGTATTTTTGGTGTGTGGTGTTTGCTGTGTGCAGTCAACCCAAA